TGAGAATTTTGGCAGGGCTTTACCTTTGGGACGAAGAACTACAGATAGCAAGTGCACAAACTAGAGATTTATCGTTAGAGACTTTTAAGAAAGTTGTAGAAGTTATAGATAATTATGATTGGTTACGTAAAAAGATTAAACACGTTACAAGGGCAAATGGTCGAGAAGAAATACAACTCAAGTCTGGTTCACGTTACAAGATTGTAGCTAGTAATAGTGGCGGGGCACGAGGCTTGTCTAGTGATTTAGTAATCCTCGACGAGTTACGACAACAAAAAACATACGACGCATACTCAGCTTTAGTCTTCACAATGAACGCCAGACCTAACTCACAGTTTTGGGGTATCTCAAACGCAGGCGACCATTACTCACTTGTACTAAACGCTATGAGACAACGTGCTTTAGACAAAATAGAAAAAGGTTTAGATGATCCGTTGTGCTTTATGGAATGGTCAGCCTCACCACACAGAAAACTAAGTGACATAGAAGGCTGGAAAGAAGCAAACCCTGCACTAGGAAGAACAATTTCAGTAGACGCAATTAAAGCCAGACTAAGTGACCCACCAGAAATCTTTCAAACAGAAGTTTTATGCCAATGGGTAGAAACAATGAACTCAGCTTGGGAACAAGGCGCTTGGAATTCTTGTATGCAACCAAACCTAGCACTAAAGCCTGACAGACCTACTTGGCTTGGTGTTGAAATAAGTCCAGAGCGTAACAGTTGGGCATTAACAGGTTCACAAATACTAGAAGACAAATCTATAGCTGTAGGTTTAATGGAATACCAAGAACAAGACAGCCCAATAGATGATTTGTTTATTGCAGGACGCATAGCCGAATGGGCAAAACATTACAACGCAGAAGAAGTCATAGCAAACAGGTTCACAGGTGACTCAGTTGTAGCCAAACTTAAACAGGCTGGCATAAACGCAAACGTAATTAAAGGTTCAGATTATTATACGAATTGCGATCAAGTACTTAGTGCTATGTCAGGTGGACGACTAGCTCATTCTAATCAACCTGAACTATCTGCAAGTGTTAATAGTTGTATAAAGAAATCAAATGACACAGGTGCGTGGTATGTAATGAGACGTAAACCTTCAACAGCTGCAATAAGTATGATTTTGGCAGTTGGTAAAGCCGAACAGTACGGCTCAAGGTCACAAAACCAAGACATTGTAGTTGCTTAGGTGCTTGACTATTATAACGATTTGGTAAAGAATTAGAAGTTATGGGCTTCTTTCAAAATCTTCTTGGTGTCACACCACAAAACGACGTAAACAAAGTAGACGCAGCTGTAGCACCATACAATTACCAACAGTACGCCCAACCTTTTGACTATTTTGGTTTATCTTCAGTATCCAGAGCACAAGCTATGCAAGTACCAGCAGTTGCAAGAGCTAGAAACATTATGTGTGCAACTATCGGATCATTACCTTTAGAAGTTAGACGCGAATCAAACAACAGTAAAGTTGCGACCCCACCTTTTATCAGACAACCAGACCCACGTATGACTGGACAGTCTGTATATACATTTTTAGCAGAAGATATTTTATTTACAGGTCAAGGATATTTACGAATACTTGAACTTGGCGCAGACGGAAGACCCTTAAGTGCAGAATGGATTTCTGTAAGTCGTATTACAAGAACTTTAGACGCTTTAGGTCACAATGTTGAATACTATTCTGTAGACGGCAATCGCGTACCTGATAATGGTCTTGGTTCTTTAATTCCTTTTACTGGTTATGATGAAGGTTTACTTGTAAGAGCAGGAATAACAATACTTACAGCACTTGCATTAGAAAAAGCAGTTAAAAGATTTGCAGATGAACCAACACCTAACGTTGTATTAAAATCTAACTTGCCAATGCCTGCTGAAAGAGTTACAGCCCTATTAAATTCTTGGAAAGAAGCCAGACAAACACGTGGCACAGCTTTTGTAAACGACACAATAGATTTTCAAAGCATAGGATTTAGCCCAGAACAATTAACGCTAAACCAAGCACGTCAATATATGGCTTCCGAGATTGCTAGGGCTTGTAATTTACCTGAATATTACGTAGGTGGTAACGCAGGTGGTTCAATGACTTATTCCAACGTTACAGCTGAAAGAAGAAGCCTAATAGATTTGTCATTAAAACCTTTAATGACTTGTATTACACAAAGAATGTCCGAAAATGATATTACGCCTCGTGGATCTATTGTAAAATTTGATTTAGAAGAATTTTATAGCCCAAGTGCAATTGAACGCGCTGACATATATCAAAAACTTATTCCTCTTGGTGTAATGACGATAGAGGAAGCAAGAGAAAGGGAAATGTTAATAAATGAATAACTTTATTAAATTCTCAACCGACATTATCGCAGCTAATTCTTCTAAAAGAGAATTGACAGGCGTTATTGTTCCTTTTGGTCAAGTAGGACATACCAATATGGGCGACGTTGTATTTCAACAAGGCTCATTAAAAATTGGTGAAGGTATTAAACTTTTCACCGAACACGATATGACTAGACCAATAGGTAAATTATCAAGATATGAAGAAGACGACAAAGGAATTGTCGGAACATTCAAAATAGCACGAACCAACGCAGGAGACGACGCATTAGCCGAAGCACAAGAAGGTTTACGAACTGGATTTAGCGTAGGCGCTATGATTGACGATTACGTCACTAAAGGTGAACAAGTAATTGTTAATGAAGCAACTCTTAGAGAAGTTTCACACGTAACATTTCCAGCATTTGGCGAACACGCACAAATAACCGAAGTAGCTGCAAGCGCAGATATTTCACAACCAACAGAAAGCGAGGATACTATCGTGACAAACGAAGTAACCCCAGAAGTAGTAGAGGAAGTTGCAGCAGAAGTTGTAGCAACCCCAGCTGTTGAAGCCCAAGAACGCAATATGCGTCCAGCAATCTTCACAGCACCAAGAAGCCCAATCGTTTCAAAGGGTTCATACTTGGAACATTCATTAAGAGCAGCTCTTGGTAACGAAGAAAGCCGTCAATATGTAATGGCAGCTGACACCACAACCAACAACGCTGGTTTTATCCCAACACCACAAGCAACCGAAGTTATCAACGGAATTTCAAACGCTGACAGAGGTTTAATTGACGCAATTTCAAAAGGAACATTACCAACTTCAGGTATGACTTTTGAAATTCCTAAAATTACAACAGCTCCAACAGTTGCACAAGCAGACGAAGCAGCAGCTTTATCCGAAACAGATACAGCTTCATCTTTTGTTTCAGTAGCAGTTAAAAAATTCGGTGGACAACAAACATTCTCAGTAGAATTGTTAGATCGTTCTTCACCAGTATTTTTTGACGAACTTGTACGCCAAATGGAATTTGCTTACGCAAAAGCCACAGATTCTTATGTAGCAGGACAATTAGGTGCTTCTGTTGCATTAGCAACAGCAACAGCAGACAACACTAAAGAAGGTTTACTTTCTTACGTTTCTGCAGGCGCAGCTAGTGTTTATGCAGGTTCACTTGGATTTGCTCGTAGCTTAATTGTTAACAGCACCCAATGGGGCAACATTATGGGTTACAATGATGGTGGTCGTCCAATCTATACAGCTTCAAACCCAATGAATGCTGGTGGAGCAGTAAGCCCACAATCATTACGTGGAAACGTTGCAGGACTAGATATGTACGTATCTCGTTCTTTAGACGCATACACAACTGGTGATCAGTCAATGATTATCGTAAACCCAGATTCATTCACTTGGTACGAATCACCAAGATTGTCTCTACGCACCAACGTAATTAACACGGGGCAAATAGACGTAAATTACTACGGCTATGGAGCACTAGCAGTTAAAGTCGCTGGTGGCGGAGTTTGGTTTAACAAGAACTAATAAACCATTAAACGTGTGGGTAGTTCGCCCCTGTGCTACCCACACCCTTAACGAGAGGAATTAGAAATGCCAGTATTAGTAACAGCTAGTGAGTTAAGAGCTGTACTTGGCGTTCCTGTTGCTCTTTATTCAGACGCACAACTTGATTCAATTATTGAAACAGCAGAAGACGCAATAGGTGATTTTCTTATCCAATGGAAAGTTGGAATAGATAAACATTATTCAGAAACAGCAACGACAACAACAATTCACACAACAAGACCACATAAATTTTATGAAACACAAACAGTAGCCATATCTGGCGTTGAAGCACACGTTAATGGCAATAAAACAATATCTGCAATAGTAGATGAATATACTTTTAGAATTACAACCACAAGTGCACCAGTACACACCGATTACAGATTTGTTATACCTAATGGTATTGCAGCTGAAAACGATTTAAGTCAATATAATGGCGTAGACGCTGTTGAAGAAGCAGTACTACAAATATCCGTAGATGTATTTCAATCAAGATTAGCTGCAGGTGGCACACAACAAGCCCTTGATTACACACCAGCCCCGTATCGTATGGGCAGAACCCTTTTGTACAAAGTTACAGGTTTAATAAGTAAATATATTGACTCTAATAGTCAAGTAGGTTAATTTATGGCTCTCAGTACCTTACGTGCAGGGCTTAAAAGCGCAATAACAGATAATACAAAATATTCTGCCTATGATCACGTGCCAGATATTATTATCCCGCCTGCAGCTCTTATTTTGGCTGGAGACCCTTACCTTGAACCAATATCTATTGGTAATACTAAGAATTGGTACGTAAGACTAACTCTTGAAATAGTCAGCACTACGTATTCAAACCCAAGCGCATTAACAAACTTGGAAGATGATATAGAAACAATCTTGGCACTAATACCGACGAATTGGATTATACTGTCAGTATCAAGTCCGAGAATTAGACAGACTAATAGTACCGATCTATTATCTGCTGAAATACAACTACAAACAGCCTACACAGGCTAAGGAAGGCAACAATGGCAACAACAATTTTAAGTGGTCGTCAACTTATTCTAAGTGTTAATGGAAATTCATACTCAGAACAAATTACTTCTTCTGCTATCAACTTTGATACAGAAAGATTAACTTTTGACACCCTTGCAGGCAAAGCATACAAATACATAGACTCAAACGTTACACTTGACATTGAGTTCTTAAACGACGCAGGCGCAACACCAAACAGCTTGTATCAAGTATTATGGAACGGAACTGAAACAGCTCCAGATACTACAATTGCTTTTATTATGACATTAAGAACTGGTGTAACATTAACTGGTTATGTATTGCCACAATATCCAAGCGTTACAGGTTCAGGTGCAGACGTACAAACTTGTTCAGTATCATTACAAGTTGTAGGTATCCCAACCGAAGACCTAACAGCGTAACAACCACAAACAAAGAACAGGGGCACACAAATGCTTAAATTACAAATATCTTGGGAATTAGAAACAGGTGAAAAGTTTGATGAATGGACAAGACCCATTGAACTCGCTATGGCAGAAAAAGAACTATATAACAATAAATCTATTGTCAGAGTTCTTATGGACGAAAGCACACCAAGTAACCAACTTCTTTTATTCCTTGGTCATAAGATCCAACAACGCGTTACTAAAAAAGTTGAAAGTTTTGATGTTTGGAAAACCAAAGTCATCTCTATTGCAGCTTCTGATTTTGAGACAGCAAATTTTACCAAGCCCGAAGTCTTGGGCGAACAGCAGTCGAGTTAGCATTAGAAACTGGGATAACACCAGATTATTGGCTCAATGCCGAACCCGAAATATGGGCTACAGCTATAGACATATTGAACGAGCGCAATAATGGCTAAAGCAATAAATCTTGTTCCAGTTGATAAAGATTATCGTTCTTTACTTCGCACCTTTGGTAAAATGAACGATATTGCTAAAAATGATATGAAAAAGATTGCACAAGACTTAGCCGAACGTGGTGCTAATTATGCTAAAGGCGCAGCTAGTAACGCTCCTTATAACGTGAGACAAGCCATAGCTGTAGCTGATTCAATTAAAATATCTAAATCAGATAAAGCACCTAGTTTTAGTATTGGTGGTAATCGTAAAGTTGGCTCTAGTGCTTTTAGTGCAGGTTATGTGATAATGGGTAATGAATTCGGATCTAAACAATATAAACAGTTCCCCCGTAGATCTGGAAAAGGTGGGAAAGAAGGTTGGTGGTTGTATCGTGCTATGTCAAGATTTCAACCAACGATTGCTCAAGAATGGCTTAAAGGTTATGAAAAAATTAGAGACGCTTGGAAGGCTAGTTTGTAATGGCTGACATTAGGACACTTAAACTTGCGTTACTTGCTGACACAAAACAATTTATAGACGGACTTGATAAAGCCGATAAAGAAACCAAAAGTTTTAGCAGTAAACTTGGTGGCGCACTTAAAGCGGGTGCTTTGGCTTTTGCAGCTCTTGGCGCAGCTGCTGGTGTTGCAGCTATTAAAATTGGTGTTGATTCTGTTAAAGCTGCTATTGAAGATGAGAAAGCCCAAGTATCACTTGCACAAACTCTTAAGAACGTAACTAAGGCTACAGACGCTCAAGTTAAAGCCACAGAAGATTATATTGACAAAACAGCACGCGCTACTGGTGTAGCCGACGACCAATTACGCCCTAGCCTTGACAGACTTGTTAGATCAACACAAGACGTAACCAAAGCACAAAAATTACAATCATTAGCCTTAGATATAGCTGCAGGTACAGGTAAAGACTTAGCAACAGTTTCAGAAGCCCTTGGTAAAGCCTATGACGGCAACCTAGGCGCATTAAAACGTATTGGTGTACCTCTTGATGAAAACATTGTAAAAACTAAAGATTTTGATAAAGCCGTTATTGCATTGTCTGAAACCTTTGAAGGACAAGCTGACGCAGCTGCTAATACTTTTGCTGGTCGTCTCGCAAGATTCAAGGTTGCAATAGATGAAGCCAAAGAAAGTTTAGGTCAAGCACTTTTACCATTACTTGAACGCTTTGCTAAATTTGCAACAGATGTACTTGCACCAGCACTACAAGGACTTATTGACGGCTTAACAGGTAAAAAGAGATCTGTTGTTCCGTCTCTTGGAATGTTTGCAGAAGCAACTAACGAGGGCGAAGAAGCAGGTTATAATTTAGGAAAAGCCTTACGTGACCTTGGTTCAGGTCTTGGCTCATTAGCGGGAACATTTGATGATTCAACAGGTGAAGAATCAGGTTTTGTAAGATTTATTAACTTACTAACAGATATGACCGAAGGTTTAGATAGATTGTTTACAAGAATAGATTCAGCGATTCAAAAATTTAGAGACTTTAAGCAAGCGTTTGATGAATCACTTGTAGGACAATTTGTCAATGCTACAGGACAGTTTGCCCCAGACGCCCCAGCTTCTAGTAAAGCAAAAGGTTTAGTTGGAATTAACACTCAAAAGCCAACAGTAGTAAATAACTACAACATTAAAGGCGCAGTAGATCCACAAGGCACAGCTAGAACCCTTATCAAAGTTCAAAACACAGCCTTAAAAACGACAGGAATAAAGCCATTTAACTTTGGGTTTAGATAACCAATGACTGTATACACGCCAACGTATCGGGTAACTATTGCTGGTACTGTACAAACTTCTACAACATTAGAGAACGCAACAATTACTTATGGTCGCAACGATTTTTTTGAAGCAACTCAACCAAGTTATTGCAACCTAGAATTATTAAACTTAGAGGGCACAAGCCCAGTAGTTGAACTATTAGACACAGTACTAATTGAAGTCACAGACTCAACAGGTGCTTATGTCAAATTGTTCACAGGTGAAGTTTCAGGTGTTTTTAACAGATTTGAAGGCGCAGGTTTAGGTGGTAAACCTAACACATTACAAATACAAGCTGTAGGCGCTCTTGGTTTACTTGTTAAACGTTACGCTGGTTCTGTTGCTTACCCAGAAGAATTAGACGGCGCACGTATTACACGTATTCTTGAAGAAACTTTATATATTGCTTGGGAAGACATTAGCAACACACAAACTTGGAATGATTTTACAACTGAGACTTGGGCTAACTATGGCGTGCAAGGCATAGACACAATTGACGCAGGACGTTATGAAGTACTTGCTAGACCTGCACAAGTAGAACAGGCTTACAATTTAACAGATATTACACAACAATCAGGGTTAGGATATTTATATGACACAACTGATTTCAAAATTGGTTACGCAGACGCAGAGCGAAGAAGTGAAAACTATACAACTAATCTTATCGAACTTGACGCTAATCTTGTAAACGCTGACATACAAACAAGACTACAAACAGCAGACATTGTTAATAGTGTTGTTATTCAATATGATGACCCAGTTCAAGAAGTAGAAGCACAAAATGACACGTCAATAAATAACTATGGTTTGCTTCAAGAAGTTAGATCCACAATTCTTGCTGAAACAGCTGACGCCACAGAACAAGCTACAAATTTTGTTAATTACAGAGGAACACCTAAAGTCTCACTTGAAGAAGTAACAGTCAATTTATCAAATTCAGATATGACAAATACAGTCAGAGATAACCTTTTAGGTGTCTCAATGGATACCCTTTTATACTTAGACAATATCCCAGTAGGTTTGATAGCCGAAGGATATAATGAAGGCTTTGTTGAAGGCTGGACTTGGACACTTGGACGTAATAACCTTGAACTGGCTATGTCGGTTTCTAACTCAATCTACTCAACACTTGATGTACAATGGGAAGATTACAACTCTGTTATTCAATGGCAAAACCTCGATAATGCTACTCGTTGGCTTGACGTTATTTAAGAAAAGGATAAACTAGAACAATGGCAACTACTACCCCTAATTATGGTTGGGCTGTACCAACTTCAACTGATCTTGTAAAAGACGGCGCTACAGCTATTGAAACTTTAGGTGACGCTATTGATGCATCTATGAACACAGCCCTTGGCACAAAAAAAGCCGGAATGGTATTACTGAATACAACTTCTTTTAGTGCAGTAGCCAGTCAATCAATTAACGATGTTTTTAGTTCTACTTATACAAATTACAAAATATTATTTGAATTAACAAATTGCACAGTTGATGGCTCTTTAGGTCTAAGAATGAGAACTGGTGGTGCAGATGCAAGTGGTTCAAATACTTATTTGTTTGCTGGTGGTTTTTACACTTCAGGTTCTGTTGCTGGTGCTTATGCAAGTAGTGGTGGAACTAGAGTAGATTTATTTGATTTAGATGGTGGTGGCTCAAGTGGTGGTGTTGGTGTTTATACAGCATCAATAGATTTGCATAATCCAAATTTGTCTGAATATAGTGTTGGAAATTATCTTGCTTCGGCAACTTCCACAGACGGAACATATAGAGGGCATTATGGTAATTTTTGGCACGTTGTAGAAAGTCCTTATACGGGTTTTACAATATCCCATTCCTCACCTGGAACAATTACTGGACAAATTCAAGTTTTTGGTTACAACAAATAGGAGTTATGACAATGACTAAATCTAAAGAAGAACAAATTTTTGTTGGCATAGACAATGAAAGAATTGAATTAACTGGCGCAGATAAAGATGCTTTTATTGCACAAAGAGAAGCCGACAATGCTGAACGCGCACTACTTGAAGCCGAGTATAAAGCCAAACAAGATTCACGTGAAAGTGCTATCAAAAAGTTAGCAGAAATAGCAGGACTAACAAAAGATGAACTTAATGCAATCCTTTAACCACAAACAATTTTCTTTAGCTGCAATTGCTTTCTTAGCAGCTTGGCAAGCAACAGACTTTGCCCTTGATTACAGAGCTGTATTAGGTGCTGTCGTAGCTGCTTCAATGGGAGCTATGAACCCTAATGCCAAAACCAAGATTAAGTAAAGCAGCTGAGCAATTACGCTCTGAAATAAATACCAAGTATCCTAAGCGAGATAAACGCTCAGACGGCTGGATAGGCGACACAGCACACAACGCACGTAAGTCAGATCACAACCCAGATAAACAAGGTTGGGTGCGTGCTATAGATATTGATTCAGACCTTGTTAAAGGATCTAGTAAAGAGTCTTGGCTATTAGCCGAACAGATTAAGACAATTGCACTCAAAGGGGACAAAAGAGTCAGTTATATTATTCATCAACACCGAATAGCCTCAGCACGTCAGAATTGGGCTTGGCGTGTTTACAAAGGTTCTAACCCTCACGTGTCTCACCTTCATATATCCTTTACTAAATCGGGCGACCTTAACGGAAAGGTATTTGGGATATGAGTAAACCTAAAGCAAAAAAAACAGTTATTGAATTACCTGACGTAATGGCTAGTGAACTTGTACGAATTATTAACACAGCTCACGAAGAAGGCAAACTAATCACAGGCTTTGTTTGTTGTTTAGAAATGTTTGACGGCAAAAAGAAAACAATCAAAATTGCAGCTAATGAAGATATGCCACAACACTCAGTATTTGGCATTATCAACTATGCAGCTGAAAAGTACCAATTTACTGTTGCACCTGACGAAGATGAAGATGATGATTTCTATGATCCAAATTGGTTTGACGGACAATGATAAACGAATTAATTGGCATTATTGGTTTACTTCTTACCATTCTTGTTTTGACAATTAGAGCAACTGTTGAAATGACTAAAATGAAATCGCAATTGTTTCCTAATGGTGGAAGTTCTTTGGCAGATAAAGTGACACGCCTACAAATAGATGTTGTCAAAATTCGTAGTACTATAGATAGTATTAGTACAGAGTTAGGTAA